CTTTGACTTCTTCCTCGATCTGGGCCGTGATCTTGCGTTGTGCAGTTTCGGAGGCAGAAACATCTTTAGCCCTGATCTCCTCACGCCGCTTGGCCTCAAACTGTGCGATCTGGGACTCTTCGAGCCCCGCCGCTCGCATCTGTGCGACTTGGATCTCAAGCTTTTGGCGGTCGCTCTGAATTTCGGAGTCGAGAAGCTTCTGGAGCTTGTCCCTTTCTGCCTTGGCGATCTCGGTCTTTTTCTCGGACACTGTCCTGGTTCTGGACAGAGTTTCGTTGGCGACGGAAAGCTCTTTGGCCTCATATCCAAGAAGGATCTTTTCGAGCTCCGAATATGTCTGCTTGTATTCATCGACCTCGGCCTGGGCCCCTGTGGATATGCTGCCAAGCAGGGCGTTGTCCGCGAGGCGTTGTTGTTCGGCGATTTTTCCCTGAAGGGTCGCCATTTCTTTTTCGAGATTTTCCCTTGTCCCGGCCAAGGCGTCCTTGAGCTCTGAGCCATTCATCCCGGCAAAGTCCGCCCACTTCATCCGGCCCTGGCCAAGACGGTCAAGAGCTCCATCGATGTTGTCGATGATCCTGTAAAACTCTCCGAACGGATGAAGGACGGACTCGACGGCTTCCTTGGTAACGACCAGGGCCTCGGTAAATCCGTTGAGGACATCCACCACCATATCGCCGCTATAGAAAGCCAGCAGGAGTTCTGACCAGGCTTCAGACAGCTTGTTGATAGCCGACTGCGCCGACTCCAGCCCTGCCGTTTCTGCCGCTGCCCCATAAGTCTTGTGAAGTTCCTCGGCCAGCTTCGGCAAAAAGTCGGTTGCGAGAACTTCCCCTTGCTCCAGCATTTTGTTCAGTTCCTGGGTTGATACATTCATCGCCCTGGATGCGATCTGGAATGCACCGGGCAACCGCTCTCCGAGTTGCCCCCTCAACTCCTCGGCCTGGACGTTACCCTTTGAAATCATTTGAGAAAGTGCGTTCAGTGAACCAGAAGTACATTCCGCTGTCATGCCAAGGGCGGTCGATGCCTCGGTGATGGCGGAAAAGATTTTGTAGACGCTCTCGCCCTCCAGCGAAGTTCCTTTTGCTGCGGCTGCGATCTGTTTGAATTGAGGGGCTAGGGTGTAGAAGTTCTGGCCAAGGCGGGCGGATTCCTGACGCAAATACGAAATGGCCTCTGCGGCCCCGCCTTCGCCGCCGATGGCAACGAACGAGCGGTTGAGGCTGTCCACGGCGATGCCGGTGTCCAGGACTGCTTTTCCGAATGATGCAACAGCTTGAACGGAAAAATATGCTGTAGCGGCTGCCGCCGCTGTGCCCATGATGTTGAAGCTCTTGGCAGCGGACCCGGCGGACTGCGAAACCTGGCTCGTGGCGCGGTCGATTCGACCGAGAGCTTCCTCTGTCCGCCTGGCCCCTGATGTTGCCCCGGATGCGTCGATATTTACGACGATGTCACGCCGAAGATTCGCTGCCATTACTTTTCCTCATGTGCCTGAGTGTTTCCCGTTCGAGGGCCTGGAGCTTGATAAAGTTGGCCTCCGTGGTGTCGATGTCCAGGACTTTCGCCACCTGAAAGCAGGCTGGATAGTCCAGGCCGATCGGTCCTGCTGGTCCTGTCCGCCACTGGGTCGAGCAGTGCGCCCACCAAATCCAGGCAGGGGTGTTGTCTACGTTGAGGTCCGGACAGCGGCCTTCGCAAGTGGAGCAGTTCAGGGTGGCCCCCGATTGGAGGGCCGCCTTGGTACAGGTGTTGCAGTATTCGGCTTGCTCTTGATGCCAACGCAGGACCCCGATTAGTTTTTTATGGAGTCAGGGCCTCCGGTTGAGTAGGCCATGATGGTTTTGGCCAGGTGGGCGATGTCTGCCCCTTTCCAATCATCATTGATCTGAACGTCAGGCAGGGCCTCCGTGATGATGGCCTCCCAGTATTCGTCGATCGACATTTTGGGATTGTCCTTCAGAAGCTGGCCGAGCTTTTTGACCTGCCCACGGGTGAAGGATTCAACGGAAAAAGTTTTGCCACTCTCTGGAAGGGTGATTTCGATGCTCATGGATGTCGCTCCTCTTGTTCCGGGCGAAGGGGGAGGGGAGCGACTACCGCCCCCCTGCCCGCCACCGCCCGAGGGTGATGGTTCTTAATAGTCCGCCGTGGCATTGATCAGGGTCACGATCATGGCCGATGCTCCTGTCCCGTTGTCTAGGTAGCCCTGGAAGGGCAGCGTCACGCGGACACCCTGGGGGCCGGTGATGCCTGGAGTCTGAAGCTGGAACAGAAGTTCGGGAATTTCGAATTTCAGGGAGTGGGTGGTGGAGGTCAGCGTTATCGCCAAGCTGGACTCCGTCCCGGCCGCTGCCTTGGTCAGCAGGGCTGTGTCCTTGAACAGGGCAGTGATGGACCCGGACACGCTGGCCAGACCCTCTGGAATGTCTCCCAGGGACCCGCCACCGCCGATGACGTAGCCGGAAGAGTCCAGGCCCAGTTCCAAGGTGATCGAGCACTCCGTGACCGTGGCGATGGCAGAGCCGCCCTCTGTGATGGCCGCCTGGAAGTTGCCCACGCGATTCAGGGATACGGCTACGGGAGTTGCGTCGTAAGGGGTTGCGTTGGGGGCTGATTCCTTTGATCCGACAACTCCGATCTGAGCAGTCAGTTCGCCGTCACCGCCGAAGTTGATCCCCAGGGAACCGAGCTTGACCCCGTTCTGTTTGATATACGTCTTCGTGCCCCCGCCGAAATCGAAGGTCTTCTCGATGACCATTGATGGCTGCGTGTCACCGATCTTGAAAACGTGGGTGTAGGGGCCTGCTCCGGTTGTGGTTGGATCTCCGAAAATGCCCTTGAGCCAATAGCCCATTGCCACAATGTCAACCGGGATCACGGCCTGACCCTGCACGGAGGTGAATCCGGTGAAGGGCATGACCGGGCTGCGGTTGCCGGTGATGGTCTGCGCCGAGTTCAGGGCTCGCGAAGCGGAAACGTCATAAGAGTTGATCGGCATCACCTTTCCGTCCGGTACTCCTGGATCAACCCCGAATGTGGTCTCGAAGTCGATGACGACCGAACTTTTGTATCCTCTGGCCTGTCCCATTTATTACTCCTTGACCTTGGCGGCCTCGTCCTTGCCCTTCTTGGGCTTCGGATCAAAACGAGCGTCGATGATTTTGAAGCCCTTTGCCCGAAGCTCGGTCTTGCGTTCCGGGCTTACAGGGTGGGGTTCGTAGATAATTTTATCTTCCATGTGCTGATCCTCATTCAGGAAGGGCCGAGGAGGTCATCCCCGGCCCTGGTCGGTTACTTGGATGCGTCACCGATAGCGACGACGCCAGCTGTGTGCTTGATGTCTGTTGCGACCTTGTCCCAGTTGGTCCCGGTTGCGAGTTCGGCATCTGTCGGGGACTTGCCGCCGTTGGCCTCGTCCCAGGTGTAACCCTTGAGGGCCAGGCCAAACGTGTAGTCGACCTGCATGGTGGTTTCGATGCGCTCTTTGCCGTTACTGGTCTGCACGTTGGTGATGATGTCTTTTCCGTCATAGACGGTGGCTGCGCCGGAAACGAGGCCCAAGACCTTCTGCTTGTTGGGCGTTCCGGTCTCGTAGAGGGTCGGCGCGTCAACGACCACGGAGGGCTTGCCCAGGATGTCCACGATGGTGACGTTTCCAGCCTGGAAAAGGTTCGTGGCGTTGGTCAGGTTGACCCCGATCAACTTGTGATAAACCTCGCCCGTCATCACGTTGCAGATGATGAGCCCGGAGTGATCCCCGAACTTGGCATGAGCCCCGTTCAGGGCCACGTAGGACAGGCCAGCAGTGCCGGAAACATCGTTTTTGGCGGTGCTCTGGTTCTCAATGGCTGCGACCATGGCGGCGATGGCGGTGAAAAGCTGATCCTTCAGCAGGGCCTCGGCAAAGTTGCGGGAAGCAACTTCGATACCTTGGGCCGTGGGCCGCTGGAGCCAAGTCAACTGCGCGGGCTCGAAAAGGATCGGACCAAATCCGCCAGCGACCTTGACCCCGGACTTTTTGAGTTCGGCAAGGTTGGTGGCGGCCTGGGCGCTGTTGGTTGCGTAACGGTCAACGCGCCGCTGGGCCGAATGGATCGCCTGGAAAA